TCTGATATATATCTGGTATTTTTAAAAGAAGCGCCAATTCTTACTTGGCTTGTGGAGCTTTGAATACCGAATCCAGATCTGCTATTTTTCTTTTTTTTCAAATAATAGCCTAAACCTGATATACCAGTTTCAATTCCTCTAGCCCAACTTCTACCGATTGCCCAAGGCATAGGCGTTATTTCAAATATTTGGGCAGCAGTTGGAATATCAAATATTACCGTGCTATCAATACCGTTTGGGTTGAACACTATTCTGTAATTAGATTTTTGTAATAAATCTTCTATTGGTTTTATTGGATCAGTTCCTTCGTCAAAACCTATAAAAGAATATAGATTTGTTATGCCATTTAGCGTTCCTGATATATTATTAGCAGAAATTCCTCCTTTTATTTCTTGCGTAATCGGATGATTATTAAATTCTTCGATATATTTTTGTTTTATCTTTTCGAATTCATCGTTAATAGAAGATCTTACTAATTTTTGATATTCTTTGTCCGCTTGCAAGTCGCGAAACATTTTTATCCATTCTGGATTCATATTTTAGGGATCGGGTTTTAAATATAATGTATAATATTGATTATCAAAAAGACCATGAGGTCTAAAAGTTGAATTAAGAACGTATCTTTTGCCATCTACATCAAATCTTCTGGCGTCCTTGATATAATCGTAATCAGTAGCTTTGATTTTTAATCTTATTGATCCTACAACTGCTTCTAGTTTTATCTGAGAAGCTAACCCACTTTCGCTCCAATATTTTTTACCAATATCGTCATTATAATGAATTCTTGCTTTAAATGTCTTGTAAACGGGTGTATTAACTATTGAAGTTGTTTGACCAGCGGTATTATACAATGGATTATAATTAGGATCAGTTATTATTACAACTTGTGAAGCTTCTTTATAAACAGTGATTTCACGGGCAAAAGTCTCATGAATATCGTCAATAACTGCATTAAGGGCAGTTCTTTCGGAAGCAGAAATAAGATTTGTAGCCATATATTACTTTACACTGGTTGAAAAACTATAGAATATATATTAGTATAAATAAATTATGTCAAAGTCACTATACAGTTTCAATATTTTTAAAACCGCCGAAATTGAGGAAGATAAAAATGAAACAGTAACAAATGAACAGGGCGAACAGGTTACGCGCACATACAAGGAAAAAGTCAAGAAGCAGATTCCTGTAGAAATAAATATTTTACTACCAAATAGAAAACAGATGCAAGAAGCTGATATGGAGTTTAGTATTGAAATGAGCAAATGTATTAGAAATGGCATTTTAACAAAAGCAATGTTGCTCAATAAATATAGCGATACTGGTGGTCTAATTAGTGATGCTGATGCTAAGATTATGGTGTCAGCGGCGAATGAAATTGGAGATCTTCAAAGTAGATTGACAATTCTTAATCTAAAACCCGAATCAGAAAGAGATGAAGATTATAGGCAAAAGATCGAAAAAGTGACTTCTGAAATATTGCAGAGACGTAAGACACTTATTGAAAAAGAAACTAGTTATATGACATTGTTCAATCATACTGCCGATATAAAAGCTCAGAATAGAGCCATTCTATGGTATGTTCTAAATCTAACTCAATTTAAAGATAATAGCAAAAAGAATGCCGAGTTTGAATGGTTGTTTCCAGGTAAGACCTTTGAACAAAAGGAAAGTACGATGTTTGATTATGAGGAGAATAAGAATGAAATATATGAGAAATGCTATAGTAAATTAGCTAGTATAATTAGTTATTGGTTTTTCACAAGCAATACAGAAAAAGAAGAATTCGATAGAATTATTGGAGAAATAGATGGAACAATCCCAACAGAGTAAATTTAAAAAAGCTTTTAGGGATATCAAAAATGGATTCTCTGAGATAAAAGTCTTGGAGAATCTTTTTTATTTGAAACATTTATCTTTAGAGGATCAAGTTGATATTGATCAAATATATGATCATTATTTTGAACAAGCAAAAAATAGAGGAGTTCCTACTAATGATGAAACCCTAAAACGCTTGATTGAAGAAAAGCAATGGACAAAAAGCCAAGAATCTTTAATAAAACAAGAAGAAGATTTGATAGAAAATTTTCATAAGCAAAAAAAATGTCTGTTTCTTAAATCAGAAATCATGCGCGTCAACGCTGATATAGAATCGGCGCAAAAACGACTAAACGATCTGAAAAATACGCGAGCTTCATTTTTTCAACGTACCGCCGAAAGTTATGCAGAAGAAAGAGTAAATGATTATTATATTCTAAAATGTTTATATAAAGATCGATTATTATCTATTCCGGCTTTTAGGGAAGAAGAATTTGATGAAATAGATGCTGAAGTATTGGGAATAATAATAAGACAATACTCAGAAATTTATAAAAACATAAACGACAATACTATTCAATATCTTGTTTTGCAGGATTTTTTTAACTTATATATGCCATTTGCAGAAAATCCAACTGAATTTTATGGTAAATCTGTTTGCGATCTTACATATAATCAAGTAAAATTATTAATTTATGCTAGATTTTTTAAGAACGTGTTTCAGCAGAACGACAAAATGCCACAAGAAATCAAAAATGATCCTGATAAGATTATTGATTATGTAAATGCCAATGAAAATGCTAAAAAAGCAATTGAAAATAAAAACAATAAGGAAAATCAAGCGACTTCAATTGTTGGGGCAACTTCAGAAGATTTAGAGTATGTAGGTCTTAAGGCTAAAGGTCAAAAAACGCTATCTTTGGCTGATGAAGCTAAAAAGAAGGGCGGTTCTTTGAATATGGATGACATGATGAAATTATTCAGTTAACGAATAAATTAATGTGTAAATAAATAATATGGCAGTACAAATTAATGTCGCGGCTAATCAAGCAGCTTTGATATCTTCCATTCAAGCTGGTGTTCAAGCGTACAATCAAAGGTTCGCCAATAATAATCAAATCAATTTGAATATAAATGCAAGAGCTTTTTCTCAGCCTCTTGGTAGAATAACTGGCGACGTTAAAGATTTTGAAGCTGCGCTTGCTGCATCTAACGCTCGCGTTATCGCATTCGGGGCTTCTACTGCGGTACTTGGTGGTGTGATTCGCAGTTTTAAAGAATTGGCTAGTGTTACTATTGATGTAGAAAAAAATCTTGCTGATATAAATCGTGTTTTTGGTTTATCTACAAGTCAACTACAGAAATTTAGTACTGAATTGTTCAACGTAAGTAAGCAAACCGCATCTACATTTGATAATGCATCAAAAGCTGCTCTTGAATTCTCTCGTCAAGGTTTAAAGGCTGAAGAAACGCTACAAAGAACAAAAGATGCGCTTACTTTGACTAGATTAGCTGGAATAGGTACTGCCAATGCAGTTGATGCGCTTACTTCAACTGTAAACGGTTTTGCTGCAACTGGAGTAACAACTTCCCAAATTCTTAATAAGTTGATTGCTGTTGAACAGGATTTCGCTGTTGGTGCTGGAGATCTTGCCGAAGCTCTATCTCGTACAGGTCAGGCAGCGCAAGAGGCGGGTGTTAGTCTTGATCAATTGAATGCATTAGTAACTTCAGCTCAACAAAGTACTGCAAGAGGTGGTGCTGTCATCGGTAACGCATTAAAAACAATTTTTACTCGTTTACAACGTACTGAAACTCTTGATCAATTAGAAATGTTTAATATTGCTGTAAGAGATGTTCAAGGTAATATTTTACCAGCGGTAACGATTCTCCAAAATTTTGCTGGAGCTTATAAAAATCTTGCCGATGCACAAAGAGCGCAATTATCTGAACAAGTCGCGGGTGTTTATCAGGTTAACATTTTAAAAGCTATTGTTAATGATTTGAACCAATCTCAAGGAGTATATGCGGGAGCATTACAAAGAGGCGCATCAGCTACAAATGAAGCTGAAATAGCAACAGCTAAATTAAATAAAACTCTTGATGCTTTACTAAGTCAAACTGCAACATCTGCACAACAACTAGCGAATAATATTGGTAAAGTTACTTTTGAACCTTTAGCTAGATATGGCACAGAGCAGTTAAAATCTCTTGTTGAGAGTATGAATGAAATTCTTGAAGGAGAAGGTGTTGGTTCTACATTCGCAAATGGTTTATTAAAAGGTATACGCAATATATTAGCTGGCCCCGGCGCTATTGCCGCTTTCTTTACGCTTTTCAAGCTAATACAAAATTCGTTTTCATTTCTTACTCAAGCTTTACCACAGATTGCTGGTATTACTACTGAGACGCAGAATAGAAAAAATATTGAACAATCTATTCTGCAAATTATGCAACAACAAGGGCCAATATCTCAGGCACTTGCTGGAACAATGGGTAATCAAGCTGCGCAAGCTCAATTATTATTGCAATTAGCTAGACAACAAACAGCTGAATATCAACAACAATCTGCATTAGCTAAACAATTAGCCGCTCAATTAGCGGGTCAAGGAGTTAAAGTTGCTGGCGCTCGCGGTTTACAAGTTACTCGTTCTGGTGGTTATGTTCCTACTGCAACAAAATTAGCAGAAGTAGTTGGGGCAAAAGCTGGTGGTTATAGTCCAGGTCGAGTTGTTCCTTCGCCCGTTGGTGGAGTAATGAATACAGCTGAAGATGTAAAATATATTCCTGGTTTTGCTCAACCTTTTATAAATCCTCCTGCTGGATCAAAAGCTGGCCGCGCACACAGACAAAATGCTATAAAAAGAACGGGTGTTGATCCATATATGGCTAGTGGATTTATTCCTAATTTTGGAAAGACAATAAAATCTCTTAATGCTCCAAATTTAAATAAATATTATGATATGGGAGCCGGTGGGATTTTTGATTTACAAGCAATAGATATTGAAAATCTTTCTTTAGAAAAAGGTTATAATGAATATAGAGATGAGGGAGAAAATATTTACCTTTTAGCTAAACAAATATTTGATTCTAAAGGTTTATCAGCGGCAAATGCTTATATTAAAGATATCACAAATGGTTATGGCAAAGATTTAAATGAAAAATATTTTACAAAAAAAACAAGCTCAACAATAAATCCAATTGTTGGAGCTTTGGCGGAAAGAGATGTTGCAATGAAATACGGATATAAAAAATTAAAAGATTATGAAGCAGCCGATTTTTCAATTCCAGGAGGGGGTTTTGCAGAAGTAAAAGTTTTAAGCAAAAATATTGCAGATAGAATTTTAAAAATAAAGGCTTTAACTGCTATAGGAATAGGATCTGGAATTAAATATAAAAACAATGATACAGCAGATATAGTATCTAGTAATATAAAATATTATTTATCTCAAAAAAGAAAAAGTTTTAATGGTTTTATTCCTAATTTTGCTCCTCCTACTAGCGCAATTAGAGTTCCTTGGTTTAGAAAATTTGGCAATCCTGCTTTTGATTCTATTCAACCTACATTGGGTATATCTAGAGCTAGTGATACTGATACTTTCCGATCAAGTCAATTTAGAAGCAAGGCTTTTGAAAAAGCTGCTACAGATGGTGATCCTAATATTTTTGCTCCATTATATGAAGATTTTATTTTCAAGGCTTTGCAATTAGTTTCACAACCAAAAATAAAAGATCAATTAATTAGAGGATATGTTAATCAGCCCGGAACCGATCAAAAACAATCTGCATTTGATGCGTTCTTAGGTGATGTTGGTTTAGAATTTAAAGGTTATCCAAAAACTAATTTGACAGGTTCTATTTCTAAAAATTTAAATGATAAATATGAAAGATACGTTAAAGCTAATCCAGCAGGCGCAGCTAAAATAAAAGAATCTATAATAGCTTTCAATGAAATTGGAGATAAAAATCAACTAGTTTCAGAATTTGGTAAAAATTTCATTCAATTAGCTGGAACAAGTTATTCAGAAATGGTCAAAAATAATCCTGATCTTGTAAAAGGATTATCGGCAGAAACAAACATGTTGCTCCAAAGATATGTTAAAGATCCTGCATTTTTAGCGATGTCTGCTGCTAGAGGTTTTATACCTAATTTTGCAGATTTAATACCAACAGAAATTGATGCAATTTTACAACCAATCAGTAAATCTCGCACAATACAATCAAAACAATTATTTGGTAAAACTTTGGATGGTGATGCTATTAGATATTTGAATGCTACTAGTGTAGAAAAGCTTAATAAATTCTTATCTGCAAGTGGTTATTTAGATGGTGCGCTTGGTGTTGATTTTCCAGATCATGCTGATAAGAAGTTTTTATTTACAAAAAATAAAGGTTTTATACCTAATTTTTCTCAATTGATGAAAGGTTATGCATTCAATGATGGTAGAATATATAATGATGTTTATCATTCTGATGCTTGGGACTCTATTGAAGGTCCACGTACTGGAGCTATCAAATATGCTAATTATAATGGTAAATTAGTATATCAAGCTAAAAATATTTCTGAAAAACTAAAACAAGCTTTCATTTCTAGAGGAGCGTCTGCATCATCGTTTTCGCCTGTTCAAGATGTTGACGCCGCTTTACGTTCTGGAAATATAAAAGAAATACAAGATAAATCAAGTCAACTTGGTGCGGTTCAATTATCTGAAGGAATAAAAGCTATTTATGAAAATGGTAGATATACAACATTTGTAAAAGATAATAAATCTTTGAGAATTTTAGGAGGTATAACTCCAGATGAATTAAAAATGTTTGGAGGTGTTGATAGATTCCTAGCGTATCGCGAAAGAGTTCATGGAGTTCAAAAATGGGAATCTTTTGCAAATGGTTGTATACCTAATTTTGCAAAATTTAAATCTCGTTTTGGAACGGCAACATTAGGAAAAACAGATCCTATAGATCTTGAATTTTTTGGTAAAACTCTAGGTAGAAAAATCAAACCTTCGGATATCGTTTCTATCGAAGACTTGACAACTAAAGGAAAAGGAAATGCTTCTAATTTATATGGTGACATTGCAAATAGTATCAAAGGTAAAGGTGGAATATTTGGTTATGCCCTTGCCCAGAATAGATCGATTGATTCATCAAAAGTTAAAGATCCGTTGGCTAGATTAAAAGCTAAATATCCTCAAATCGCTAAACGCATAGGTTTAGGTGGAGAAACATTTATTTCTGGGGATTATGGACAAAATATTGTTAAGGCTTCAACAATGCAAGATCTTATTAAATATCAAGATCAAATATTGAAAATGGTTGATCCTGCGGTTCTTACTTTAAAATCTTTTGCTAACGGTTTTATACCTAATTTTGCATATAAACAATCAGTAATGAGTTTGGAAGAAAGCATGAGCGGTAATAAAGCTATCTTTGATACCAAACCTTTTCCACACATTAGAAACAGCAGTCAACCAACATTTAGTTCCGCAATATCTGATCATGGTGGTTTGAGTAATGCATTGAGTGATTCAATGAGAGGGCAAAAATCTGCTGGATTAATGAATAAAGGATTTATTCCTAATTTTGCTAATAATAGATCTGCTAGAAGAAGAATACAAAGAAATCAAAATGCAAATAATCAAACTGGTTTTAATCCTTCTCAAATACAATCAAGTGCAGAAAAATTTGCTCAAGATGCATTGACTCAGATTAATAATGCTTATCAATATATTGCTGTATTTGGTGCCGCATTTGCAGATGTGATAGAAAATGCTTCAAAAGCTTCTGTAAATAAAATTAAATCAGCTTCTTCAAGTGTTCAATCATCTATAGGTTCTTTATCAACAAATTTAACATCTTCTATATCAAACATATCTAATAGTGGTAATAGATTTGCTAAATTTTCTGAAAATTTATCAAAAGCTGGTACTGCTATATCTATAGCTGGTCCAATGTTGGCTGGATTTGCTGAACAAGCTGTTTTTGCAAATAGAAAACGTACGGAAATGACTTCTGGTGAAAGAGCAGGACAATCCATTTTAAGTACTGGTTTAAGTGCTATATCTACTGGTGCTGGTATCGGAGCAGCATTTGGTCCATTAGGGGCTGGAATTGGTGCTGCTGCTGGTGCTTTAGTAGGGTTAACTTCAGCACTAAACGCTACAAAGTTGAGTGCAGAAGAGCTTGCCGACTTAAATCAAGAACAAGTTCAAAAATCTCAAGCAAATATTTCAGCTGCGTCTTCATATATTGAAGCTCAAAAATCTTTGACTCAAATGATAGCTTCTGGAGCTTCATCTTCTGATATAGAAATTGCTACTAAAAAATTATCTAATAATTTTAATGAAATTAAAGATGTTAAATTGCAAGAAATATTTAATGCTACTGGTGGAGACGTAGCGTTAATGACTAAACAATTGCAAGATTATACTAATCAAGTCACAAGAGAATCTGCTAGACAATCTGGACTATATGGTGCAAATCTAAAACCTGAAGAAAGAGCATCAGCTTTATCTATTGGTTTAGGTGGAAAAGGATCTTCAGATTTTATAAAAAAATATAAAGACGCTATAAAAAAAGCAGACGAACAAGCTAATTTTTATTATAAGCAATTTTCAAACACATCGTCTTATGAAGAACAATTAAGTTTTGCAAGATCAGAACAAATTAAATCTTTAGCCGAATCCATAGTTCCACAAAACGAATCAGAAAGAGAATCAAAATTAAAATCTTTAACTGAAAATATATTGAATAAAAATTTTGATGAAGTTATTAATTATTTAGAAAAAAGCAATATTGTTTCAGAAGCTAATAAAGCCGCTGTCAATTTCAAACAAGCTGCTACAAGATCTTTTAATCAAATATTTTTAGATATGGAACAGCAAATTGCTAAAACAGCATTTGAAACAGCTTTGAGTTTTGAAAAAGATTCTGGTTCAAGAAGAATACAATCTGCTATTCTTGATTTTTCTACAAATTTTCAAGATAGCATAAATTCCTTTTTATCAAATAATCTTCCAGACGCTAGAAAATTTGATTTTACTGCTAATACTGCTGCTCAAAAAGCTCAACTTCAATTACAAAAATCTCAACAAGATTATGATAAAGCTTTAGCTGAACAAGCTAATGATAGATCTAATTTTTTGAGTAAGAATGCTGAAAATTTAACAAAAGAATTTAAATCTTCGTTTTTACCATCTCAAGCTGCTGCTCAATTTTATCAATCAAATGTATTACCTCAGATTCAACAAGGCACTTTCACGGGAAATGCTGTATCCTTAGCGGAACAATTCAAATCAGCAAGTTTTGAAAAAGCCAAAGCACAAGTGGCACAAACTGGTTTTGATCTTTCTTCTGTAAATGAAGCTCCACAAGTTTTGCAGACCATAAATGCACAAATGGAAATTTTTAATCAAACTAACGAAACAAATACAGAAACTTATAAAAAACTTCAAGCAGCTCAACAAGCTCTAATAGATTTACAAAATCAAACAGCTTTATTTCAAAATCAAAATGATATGACAAAGTTGCAAGGTGTTATAGATACTGCTGCGCGAGAGAAGGAATTATTTGAAACTAAACAAGCTAACGCTAAAAAAGAGCTAGAAATTAATAAACAACTAAATGAAGCTCGCATTGCTGTTGAAAAAGATATAGCTGTCAAAAAAGCTGCAGTTGATAAAGAAAATTTAATGCGTATGGAGAAAATGAAAGATCTTTCTGCAAATATTGGTAACGCTTTAGAAATCTCTAAAGCTCGCAGTACTGCTGCTGTAAATGCAATGCAAAGACGCTTGGAAGATCAAAGAGAAACATTTGGAATGAGTAGAACCCAAATTTCTGAAAGAAAATTTGGTATACAAGCTGATATCTTAAAAGAACAAAGAGCAGCAGAAGATGCGGCAATTAATGCTGAAATTCAACAAAGAATATTGGAGATGGCGGCTGAACAGGAAAATACTGCTGCATTAATAAAATTGAATGATACTATAATGACTTTAGTAGAAACTCAATTACAGGGAGCTTTAGGTGGTTCTGAAGCTATAAAGGAAATACAAAATAATCCATATTTTGCAATGAGTAACGAACAATTATCTAAAGAAAAAGATATTGCTGATTTACAAATGTCAAGTATATCTACTAGAGCAGAGGATCGTGTAGCTGCTGCCGAAAAGATACAACAAATAGAAAAAGCAAGATCTATTACGTCTGAAAAAAGATCTCAGTATGCAGCTCTTCAACGCATTCAAGAGTCTCGCGTAGCTTCTGCTGCAAGCAATACTGGTTATAATACTAGCACTTTTGAATCTAATATACAAAGCAAAGGTTTTAATGAAAAAATGACCCAAGCTGAACAATTAACTTTCTTAGAAAAAGAAGAAACTGCCGCAAGAAGTGCTGGTAATGTTGTTTTAGCAGGAACTATAAGAAGATATCAAGATCAAATAAAAACTAAAAAAGAAGCTTTGCAAATAACAAGAGATGATATTGATGCCCAAGTAAGACTTAATGTTGAGGTAGAAAGAGTAAATAATACTTTTGCAGGTAGATTTAAAAAAGGTTGGGGAAATCTTAAATCAGAAGGAAATGATTTGATATTAAATTTAGGAGAAAATTTACCTAGGATGTTTGGTGATGGTTTAGTTGATGGTATAAAAGCAGCTATTCGTGAATCGGATAATCTTGGAGATGCATTAATGGGAATTGCTTCTAAATTTCTTGATGAAGTCAGTACAATCATGATGAGAGCGGGAATATATCAGATATTAGGTAGTTTTGGATTTGGAGGAGGTGGAGGCGCTTTTTCATTTGGTCAAAAACAAAAAGGTGGATTGATACGCGCACAATCCGGTATGTATATTTCTGGAACTGGTTCTGGAGATAAATATCCAGCTTTACTTGAGAATGGTGAGTATGTTTTAAATAGAAATGCAGTTATGGCAATGGGTGGACCTGCTGCGCTTGATGCTTTGAATTTTTCTGCTGCTCCACGTTTTGCTACGGGAGGTCAATTTAATAAACAATTCGATACTATTGCAGCTATGGAGGCTAATATGACAGAAATGGGATTAGAAAATAGCCCATTGTATAAAGAAATGACAGACGCTGCAAAACAAAAAGCTGAAGAAGATAGAAGAAAAAGACTTGCAGATAAACAACAAAGAGCAGCAATGATTGGAAGTTTAGTAGCTGCGGCAGCAACAGTTGCTATTGGCGCGGGATTATCAAATATGTCGCAAAATGCACAAGCGCGACAAGCTCAAGCGTTATCTGGTAAACTATCTGGTCAAGGAGCTAATCCATTAATGATGAGTGGTAAAGAATTTGCTCAATTACAAAAATTTCAAGCTAGTGGATTAATAAGTTCTGGTGGATCGTATATAGGTGGAAACACATTTACAGGATTTAGATCTTTATTATCTAAACCAACATATGGTGAAACATGGTATCAAAAAACTGGTAATACATTAAGCAAGCCATTCAGAAGACAAACAGGTGGTTTAATTGGTTCTCGCTTATCAGATACAGTTCCTGGTTATATGGAAGGCGGTTTATATAATACTCCATTAATCAAAAAATATAGTGCAGGTTTACAATCTGGCGGTTCATCATTAATGGCTGCTGGAAATAGTTCGTCAACTATAAATAATAATACAAGTGCTAATAACTCTTTCAATTTCAATACAACAGTTGAAAGAAATGGTACTATTAAGATGGGTAGTAATACAACAAGTTATGAACAACAAGATATTGAATTATCTAAGAATCTAAATAATAGAATATATGCTGCTGTTGGAGAAGTCATAAGAAAAGAAAAACAATTTGGCGGTTCATTAGCTGCAATAAGAAATTCATAAGATGAAAAATGCTACATTAAATTATGAAAATCATTTTTTCTTAAATGGTTCTACTATTTCTGGAATTACATCAGTAAATGGTAGTTATAATATAAATTATGCTCCAATTAAGACTGTCGGAGTTGGTTATAATAAACAAATTATTGCTGAAGTTCCTGTAGCTAATTTTTCTATTAGTAAATATTTATTATATGATGAACCTTTTTTGAATTTTACTGGTGAAAATTATGATAGAACTGCAAAATTCTTTAACGGTAGTTTGAATTATAATAATAAAAGATTTGGCTTTCAGTCTGGTTATCTGAATAGTTTTAGCTTGTCTTGTTCTGTTGGAGATGTTCCAACAACAGATGTTGATATAATAGTTTATGGTGATGTTGGTCCTAATTATAATAGTTCGGGATCACTAAGGTCTCCTTATATTACTGTTCCACAAGTCAAAGATATAATAATCACATGTAGCGGTTCAAGTTCAAATCGAGTAGTTAATTTTGATTATAATATAAACTGCCCGAAAGAACCTATTTATCTTTTATATCAAAGTGGTTATGCAAATGGATCGCCAAGTGGACCATCTGGTCCTACAGGACCAATTTCCCCAACAAGAAATTATATACCTTCAGAAGTATTATTAAGGTTACCTATAGAAATAGATGCGTCTTTTACATTGGAAGTTGATGATTATTCTTCAAGAAGTTTATATGAAATATTGAATAACGATAATGAAACTAGCTTTTCAATATCTATTTTCGGAACAGTTTTTGAAGACGTTCCGCTTTTTGTCAATAATCAAGAGCTTTTTATTAATAGTAGTAATAGTTTATTAATCTATAAAAAAGCTATTGGAGTAAAAATGTTTACTCAGACTATTTCAAATGCAAAACTTGTATCACAAGAATATAATTCAACTGCTGATGATGTTTTAAGTGTAAAATTAAATTATAAAGGTTATTTAAACAACTAACATGGGCTTACCTCTTTCATCATTATCGCCTAAACTAGGTTCAACTGTTGTTGATTCAGACATATTTCTTATATCTAGTTTCGATTCAACATCTGATAATAAAATAAGTAGAGATGAATTTAGTAAAGCTTTTACTGGTTTTTACGCTCAAGATTCTAGAGGTTTTACTATTTTTGAAAATACTCAAACATATGGATTATCTATAAGTGGAGCAAATGGATTCGTTGGAATTAATAATAGAACTCCTTCTACTTCTTTAGATATTGTTGACAATCTGACTTCAAGTAATGGATCAGGACAGATAAGAATATTTACTTATAATTCAGGACGAAAAATTGGCATTTCTCTGTCAGATCCAAATACATATTATCAATTAAGTAAAAAATCAAATGATACAAAACTATATCTAGAATCTTCAGTAAATAGTGGATCAACTTTTTCTAATTTATTTGTTGTAGATCAAAGTGGAAATTTTGCTTTGCATCCGACTACTGGATCTTTAAGTGATAAATTTTTAGTAAGTGGAGATTCGATCCAATTTCAGAATTCGGGTAATGCAATATATTTTGATCCTTATAATACAGAGATAAAAACAAGTGCAACTGATGAAACTTTGTTATTGAATTATAATAATATTGGCGATGTAATGATTGGTTATAAAGGTGTTTTTGTTGATAATAATATTACAGCACCTAAAATAGCAATTGGTCACTCTATTCCATCATATACATTGCATGTAAGTGGTACAACCATTGGGGAAACAACAAGAATTCAAAATAATCAAGTCAGATGTTCGTTAGGTATAAGAAATTCAACAAATACAGCTTACGCTGGAATTTCTTCTAACAAAATGTACTTAGGTTGTTTCAATGTTTTAGACAATAAAAATATAACTATATCTAATAATGGTTTATTTGGTTTTGGTAATACAAATCCAACTTATAAACTAGATGTATCAACAGATGGTTCAACTCAATATACTCCAGCATCTTTTCAAACTACAAATGTTCAAGGTACAACGCAAATTGTAATTGCAGCAAATAAAGATACATCGCTAGATCCAATAGCAAATAGAAATAGTTTGGTTACTTTTTCTCGTTTTGATGGAGTCGCTGATACTCCTAAATGGTCGATAGGTAATTTATATAATGATTCGGCTTTAGGAATTTTAGAAAATGATTGTTTTGTGTTTGTAAAAAATGGTTATTTCGGATCTGTTCCTAATGTTGTTGCTAAAGTTTCAACAGAGGGAGATTTAGATATTGATGGTAGTTATAGTACTAATAGTAATTATTGTAAAGGTAAGTTTATTCAAACATATCAAACCAGAGTTACTGGAACTGATATTTATTTTAATCCAATTACTCCAGATTCAAATTCTAATCCAAGCGGTCATAATTCTCAACATGCGCCATTTGCATTAGCTGCATTTAGTGGATCTATAGAAAGAATTGTATTATTCACATCTGATACTGATGCAATTGGTACTCCATTTAGATTTGAAATATCATCAATAACTCCAACTTATAATGCAGCGGTTCCAACAGATTTTGTTACAGGATTTTTTATAAGCCCTCCATCAGATCCAACTTCGTATCCAACGAGCGGAATTATAGGAGCAACTTACTTTGATAATATCAATCCGAATATTCTATATATAAAAAATAAAGCAAATATAAGCGGTTCAACGGCGTTTCCTTCGGGAAGATTGATACAATACAGATTATGTAAATCTGATGGAACCAAGCCCACAGCGGTTGATTTCACAATAGTATCTACAATTGCATATAACATAAATTAATGAGCAAATTTATAAAATATGAGAATATTGATTTTAGAATAAATGATGATGTTTTTTATTCTAATTCAATCTCTATTTCTTTGCAATCTAATATTTCTCCTGTTTTATTATCTGATGGAACATTATTACGATATGCGCCTGATAATACAGTTATAGGTTCTTTGACCTCGGAATTTTATCTTACAAATAGTTTTCCAACTTATTTAAATGTGGTTTCGAATACGGAAACTTCTATAACAAGTCAGTTTGCAGGTATACAAATCGATAATTGTTATATTAAATCTTTATCTTTTAATGCTCAAAATTTTCAACCTATACTCATTACAGCAGAATTTGATTGGTACGGTAAAATAAATGCAGTTAATAGCACAAATAATTTAAAACCTTTTTCTTCATCTGCAAGAAATACTGCATTATCGAATATTTCACATTCTAATTATACGTTTTTAATGGACGTTGATAAAGTTTTTGGTTTTGATGAAATTTTTTCATTTAGTTATTCAGAAAAAGTTGATTTATTGCCATTTTTTGCTAATGGAGAAATAATTCCATTTAGAGTTGCTAAAACAAATAAAATTAAATCAGCTTCAGTTGAAGGTAATTATTTCAAGAAAAATGATATAGCTAATATTGAAGGTCAATCAACAAATTGCGATTTATATCTGAAAAATTATAACAATACATTATTAAAAATATTTAATATCTCAGGCAAAATAGAGTCACGTTCTTTAAATGTTTCTAGTGATGGAATTTTGCAAAGCGCTTTAGCGATGAATCAAAGAATTGGAGTAGCAAGGAATAGTCTATGAGTAAATTTTTAGATACACAATTTTCAATTACTGGTATAAAGGATTTTAATATAAATTCTCAATCTTATATCAAATATGATTTAGTTGATTATCAATATTATACTGGTAATAGTATATTTCCTGCTGATGTTTCCGGTTTGTTTGCGTGGTTCAGAACTGATAATTTAAATTATTTTGACTTTGATTCATCAGGTAGAATTTCTGTTTGGTACAACTCTGCTCCAGGTCATTCTACAGAAAATTTATATAATTATGACGGAGCATCGACAAAGCCTATTTATGATTTCAATGAAAATAGCGTAAAATGTGAAGCAAATGCAGATGAAAAAACTTTTAATCAATTATATCCAAGTCCGGGTTCTCCGAATTTTAGCGGTTTTATAACTGGCGATAGATGTTGGTTCATAGTTTACGAATTCAATTCTTTAAGAAAAGGCAATTTGCAAACTCCTGAAAATTATTTTGCAAACTATTCAACAATAATAAATACAGATAATTTAAATATTTCTGTTGCATCTACGGGGTTTTTAGGTGTTTATGGTAATAATATCGACAATTCTTTAAATCCTAATGTTTTAGCTGGATCTCAAGAATTTATAATTGTTCCAGATCAAGCCAATCAATTATATCCAACACCATCAACATTAAATTCTGCTTTTTCCGCTTCTAACTTATTAAATAAAAATATAGTATCTATAATCAAAAATAATACAACAACAAATTTAAGACTTAGAAATAATGGCTGTGAATTATTGAACACAAATAACGCTAATTATTTTGCAAGCGGTTGTGCAAGTTTAAGAATTGGAACTGCTGGAAATGGTCATGGAAACGCTGCTGCAAGCGAACCATATAATTATGATGCAAGCAACATTTCGTATTATGAAATCTTGGGTTATTCTAAAACCCCAACAGATGAAGAGATTATAAAATTAGAAAAATATTTATTTAAAAAATATTTTACTAATGATGATAATTTATATATCGCTAATCAAAACTTCATGTCTGATAGTTATGCTTATGCACCAATAAACTTAACAGGTTCTCAATATCTTACTAAAGATGTAGATAGTCTTTTCAAAAAAACTTATGGTTGTTCTGCTAATTTCAGTACAAAAGCAATTAAAACTAATTATGGTGATGGTTATTTTTTGAATGTTATACCAAATGTTAATAATTTGATTACAAATTTTTCTTTGAAATATGATGGTTTGACAGATAAACAAGCTTTTTCATTAATTGGTTTTTTCCAGAATTCTTTTGAATATGAACCTTTGACTCCAACAGATTCATATGAAAATGTTTCAATGAGTTTGTTTTATCCATATAAGGATGATGCAAAAATATACTTTCAAAATTTAGATTACGCTTCTGTCGATTCAAATGTTAATAATATAATTATAAATTGCACAACAGCTTATGATTCAAATTTAGATTATAAAGGATATATAGTTTCCGATGAATCTTCTATTAGACCTTTCGTTGACGGTAAAAAATATGAAAAAAATGATATAGTTTATTATGATTCTATTTCATCTGCTGGTGGCTATTATTGGTATACTGGAGAAAATTCCGTTGTCTTAAATTTAAGCCAAGGTCCAACTGGCGCAAATAGTTTATTTACAAGAAAATTTTATTTTAAGCCCGATCTTGATTTTAAAATACCTTTGAATCCTAGATTTATGAAAAATGAATATGAGATGACTTCTATTGCTTATGAACAAGATGGTATAAATAAAAATATACTTGATTTATCATTATCTTTCACAAATCGATCTGATAAAGAAGCTTTTGCAATATTAAAATTTTTAGATGACAGATGTGGATTTAAATTATTTGAATTTATATTACCTGAACCTTACAATAAACAATTGACTTTTTATTGTCCAGAATGGAATCATTCTTATAAATTTAAAGATAATCATGATATAAATGTAAAATTTTTAGAATTTAAGGGTAATTTATCTTCTGATGTTTATTTTAATACTATCGTAAAATTATGAGTTATGTAAATGTTACTGGGATTAATATCGGTAATTGCTTAACTGGATTCGGTATTCATTTTCCTGTTACAATAAGTAATAGCGGAAATTCAGAAATCTTTTATGATTTAGATAACTCAAATATAACTAATTTTAGTTTATCAAAAAATTCTTTTACAATTAGTCCAAGTGATTATGCAATCTTTGATATATTCTATAGCCCGACAATATCAAGTCCATCATCTGATGAACAAACTATAATAACTATAGCATCGACATCTATTGAAGATGGTTCTTCTGATCCAAGTGGGAATATATCTTTATATATAACTGGTACAAAAATAATCGATATAACAGGCGGAAATCCAAGATCATTTAGAGTTGTGTCTAATTATGCGGGTCCGATATATGATTTCTATTGGAAAGCGCCAACTGGAATCACTGGAGATAATTTACATAATTATTTTATAACTGGGTATAGACTCGATCTTTCAACCACAACAAATTTTAGTTCACCAGATTTTACGAAATATATCAATGTTGCGAAAAATAATAATATTGATCCATCGTATTCTACTTTTTATGGTTTTAGCGATGAAGACGTTTTTTATAGATTAACGTCAAATGAATTTCCTTCTTTAACAGTAAATCAAAATTATTATGCAAGATTGCATTCTTTAGTAAATAATAATTCAGGAGTTTCAATTTATGCGAGTGGTGTTGATTCAGTTTCTCAATCGGTCTCTGAAGAAGTTTTTTTAGGTTATTCTGGAACTCCAATAAATATAAAAATAGAAAAAAAAGCATTTGATTTATATATTGATTATAGTACTTGGTATAATTATACATATGATTTGTATGCTAAATTAGTTGAAAAAAATAATGGTAGTAATGATTTTAAACAGTATTCTGGAATAAATATTTATTTGCCTGAAAATAGTAGGTTTGAATCGACGGATTTATCTAAAGGAGCTATCGATCTAAATGGAACTTTTTTAAATTTAACAGGTAATAATAGCATAGGAACAAATATAAATATCTATGTTCCATCTTCTACTCAAATTATTGGTCGAATTGGTAATGGAACTAATATTCCGTGGCAAAATAATTGGACAAAAGATGGTTTCCAAGGCGGACAGAACTTTATAAATACTGTAGTTTCTACTAATGGTTATTCAGATTCAACAAATGGCGGTCCAGCTTTATCTTTGAAAGCTTCTACAAATGTTAATAATCAGGGTATAGTTACTGATATAAAATATAACATTTATAGTAAATTATCAGATCCTAAACTTCAAACTAATTTTTTAAATGGATTAATTGTATGTAATCCTTCAATTTCATCTGGATCTGGAGGAGGCAAAGGTGGATTTTTTTATCCTCCATATTTTGCACTTGTACCATCGTATTTTTATTTTTATGATACAGTTGGAACTAGTAATAAATTATATTTTGATGTTATTCCAGTAAACGCTGCATTAACAAAAGATTATTTATTGAATAGAAGATTAAATAGAAATTTTTGGGTTTGGGAGGTTTATCGTTTTGCTAGAAGTAGGGTTCTTGTTGATCTTGATACACTAAAGCCGCTTACAGCCACAGATTTTGCTTCTGAAATGTACATTCCGTATGCACAAGATGGGGATATAGGTATTTCTAATTTGGTTGTAAGATATCCTGATGGTAAATTAAAATATACTCCAAAATTAAAAACTAGAGACAGTAATGCAGCTAATGTAATAAATGCAGGAGTTGATAACACATCTTTTTATAAATATGGTAACTGGATGCCTATCAATACTAATTTGAATAATCGTCAACCAGGTTATTTGATAGATTCATTCACTAATGCTTCTATTAATTTTTCTCTATATAATAATATTTTACCATCAGATTATGTTTTTAGATTCAAAAATAGCGATATAGTGAATAATACAACTTGGAATGACGTTTCTAATACCATTCAATTAACTAATTCTTCTGGTTCAAATATAGGAAATTATGTTGCTAATTATAAAAATTTAGGAGCTTCTAGTTATAAAACAATAAACTTAAAAAATAATCAATATTTACAAGTAAATTTTTCTAATTCAACTTCATTTGGCGACTTTGATCTTTTTCTCATTTGTTCCTTTGATGATTTTTCATTAGCCAATGATGAACGTATTTATGCATCTTTATTTGATTGGAACTATTCTAATTCAATATCAACATCAAGAGTAAAAAATCAATTTTATATTAGTAAAGGTGATCCTTTGTATGCACCAACGCAAAAAGATGATATACTATTTTATTATAATAACGCTTGTTTATGGAATAGACAAAATAATAATGAATCTTATACAGATGGATTGATAATTTCAAAGCAATTATATTCTTTATTGCAGATATCAAGCATAAGTTCAAATATAATTACCACAACTACAAATCATAATTTGAATAATGGTGATATAATTGCTTTTACAGGAGATAGTTTACCAACTCAAATAACACAATATGACGCTGCAAGTCCATATAGTGAAGATAAAAAAGTTTATTATATTATTAGTGCTGGTGTGAATACATTTAAAATATCTAATTCATCTGGTGGTTCTGAAATAACTTTATCTTCAGGAAGCGGCACCATACATAAATTAAACTCACAAAATTTATATAGACCATTTATATTAAATATAAGAAGAAAAGGTACTTATTATTATTATTTTATTAATAACAATCTTCTTCCAGAGAATGCTCAATTTATTACAAGCGCAGGAAAAATAGAAGATTTAAAAAATACAACATTAAAATTAATAAATAGAAATCCTACAATTGGTATAAATTATTTTGATTTTATTTTTTATAAACGAAATTTATCTACTTCAGAATTGCAATCAACTTATTCTTATTTAGTTAATGAGTATTTCAGTTTATTTTCAGGTGAACCTAGTTCATCGTCTATTAATTTGAAATCAAATTTATTTAGTTTTAGATTACCGAATATATTTCGTTTAGCAGGAAAATCATAATATGAACACTTTTTTTAAATTAGATAATTATGTTATTTTTGATTTGTATGAATTAGAATTAGAATCTACAGAAGGTTATTTACGATTTCATGGTTCTAAAAATTTTTCAAAAAATATATTTTTCCAAAATCAAGAATATATTTTTATTCCTTCTGAACTTTCAAATCTACAATCTTCATCTGATGGAAAGCAGTCAAAACCTACTTTAAAAATAGCCAATATTAATAATTATTTATCTTATGTACTTAAAGATCGAAATGATTTAATTGGAAAGAGTTTTATTCGTAAAAAAGTTTTAGGTAAAGATTTAGACTCTTCTAATTTTACAGATGGTATAAATCCATATGGTGCATCTAATTTTAGAACTTATATTGCATATGATAAATTTTTGATAAATTTAAAAAAATCTGAGAATAAAGAATTTATCGAGTTAGAACTAGCTACAAAAGTAGATATTCAAAATATCAATATACCAGCTAGAAAAGTAACAAATGATACTTGTTCTTGGTGTTATAGAGGTTGCGGCTGTAATTATGGTAGTACTCCAGATTATTTAGGTCCATCAATTACTGATGGTTTAGATACGCTTTCGGCAAGCCTAAAAAATGATGCAAGTAATTTTATGAAAAACAATAAAGGTTTATTAAATAGTTCTTGGTGGTTCGAAAAAGTATGGGGGGATTATTATGATGTTGGAGTACCTATAGCAGATGAAAATGATAAAGTATTTTTAGCTAATTATAAATCAACATTACGTAGTGAAACTTATGGATTAACTGGTTTGAATTATAAAGGAAGATGGAATAAAACTGGTGTCTATGTTTCTGGAGATTTTGTATATTTAGATTATATTCCAAATGTTCCGAGCGATTTAAAGAATAATTTTATATTAAGTACTAATAATAAACAAAAAACTTTTTATGTTTGTGTAGACTCTCATTCTATAAATAAAAAGCCAGATTTAAATACAGATGTTTGGAAACAAGATCAATGCTCAAAAACATTGCGCGGTTGCTTATTGAGATTCGAAGATTATGTTGTATTAAATGAAGAGAATAAAGCTCTTCCGTTTGGAGCTTTTCCATCTACATATCCATATGATAATAAACAATAAAATTATTTCTGATATAAAAAAATATTCGAACAGTAATTTAGATTCTGAAAGCTGTGGTTTTATAGTAGAATCAGATCATTCTTTACTTTTTTTGCCTGTTGAAAATAAACATCCAGATAAAAAAAATTATTTTTTAGTTTCTCCGCTTGATTATCTAAAGATTAAAAATAAATATAAAATATTATACTTTTTTCATAGTCATTTTTCTAATTCCTCTTTTTCTGATTTAGATGTTTTCCATCAGAAATATCATAATATGAATATGTTGCTTTATAATTTAGATACAGATGAAATGCTTGAAATGAAGTGTAAATAAAAATATGGTTAATGTAAAATTACATGGAGTCTTTGAAAATTTTATCGATACAGAATGGAATTTAAATGTTTCTTCTGTTATTGAAATTTTTCAAGCTATCGAAGCTAATAGTAATAAATTAGTTTCAACATTAGGTTTGCTTAATGAATATATTAGTCATTTTATTATATATGTAGATGATGTTATTGTGGCTCCAGAGTATTTGAACTCTCCAATATTAAAGAAAAATTCAAAAGTAGTTGTAGCTCCTTTAGTAATCGGCGCTGCTGAACAAATATTAATAGGTTTAGTTTTATTAGCTATATCTACTGGAATTCAAATGTTGATAACTAAGCTATTGTCTCCTCAGTCTCCTATAGATATAAAAACAGTATCGAGATTATTTAGTAATTATGAAAACGTAACTTTTAGAAATGTTCCTGTTCCTTTAGCTTATGGTCGATTAAGAATAGGCTCAGTTGTAGTTGGAAATTCAATTTCTTTTGCAATGTATGCAAATGATAAAAGAACTGCTCAAGAAAATCTAATTTTACGAGAAAAAATCTTAGCTGAAGGTGCTCCATAATTATTTAAAATGAGAATTTATCTTGATACTAATATTAGTGATTTTTTAAAATCAAATTCACAAGGACAAAATGATCCGTCTTTTGAAACGGAATCTTTTTACAATTCAATTGATGTTTTATGTGAAGGACCAATTGAAGGATTTGTGAATTATGATGGTCAAACAGTTAATTATGTTAATATAAATAATGCTACAACTATAGGTCAAGGCGTATATTATAATGATACACCAGTTATAGATCCGAAAAGTAATTTATATAATTTTTCTCAAAACTCTTTTTTAGCTTCGTTTGGCGAACAAACTAAAAATGTTTCTCTTTATTCTCAAGCTATTTATGAATATAAAACAAGAATATATGATATTCCATCTGCTATCGTTCAACAAAATAAATTAAACGATCCCACTATCTATTCTGGAGGAAAAATAGGCTTTGATATTTCGACATTTTCTTCTTTATCTAATATTGCTGGTTCTATAAACGAGATAAACAAAAAAAAGAAAAATTTTTCAACAGTAGTAAGTCATCCTATTAGCAATAAGTACTCAGAAGAATTTGATTTTAATATTAGTTTGGATAATTTATATAATATTGATAATAATAACGTTGTTGGCGGTGCGGTAAGTTTTGTTATTCAAGCTCAAAATTTGTCAACAGGTGTTGACTATTATTTATATTTCAATGGTGTATTTGTAGCTAAAGGTGGAGCAATTATACTTCCATTTAAAATAGAAGTTGAATCAATAGACAAAACTGTTGATCCATTTCCTTCTATTATAATAAATGTTTATAGTGTAAGGGGATCTGTGCTTTCATCAACGAATCAATTCAGAAGTATTTCTTTAGATTCTGTCGTAGAATATATAAAATATCCTTTTTCTTTTCCGTATTCAGCTGTTACTTATAATACAATTAGTTCTAGACATTTTAATTCTATTCCAACTAGATCATATGATTGCAAATTATTAAAAATTCGAGTTCCTGATAATTATGATGCAGAAGCTAGAGAATATATTGATAATTGGTCAGGAAATTTTAATAAAAGTTTAAAATGGACTAATAATCCAGCTTGGATTTTTTATGATTTATGTTCGAATGGTCGGTATGGAATGGCTAGGGGTCAAATAAATGAAACGGATTTAGATAAATGGCAGTTTTTGACTTTATCAAAATATTGTGACGAATTAATAAAAACAAACTCAAGAACAAAATTTTCTTCAGTTTCATTTACTTTTGATAATACATTGCAATATGGTCAAGCGGATTATAATACAATTAGTTTTACTACTTCATTGAGTATTTCAGAAATACAAGAAAGATATCCAATTGGTTCTATAATCTATTTATATGATATAAAAAATAATTTGGGGGAAGAAATCGCTTATAATTATAAAAAAGTTATTTGCTCAGTTAGCTTTTTTGGAAATATAGTTAAGATAAAATTATGTAATGATTTTGGACCTAGGAAAGTTTTGGAGCAAGATTTGCAGGGCGATCTTTTTTTAGCGTTGAATGATTATTTGCAAATAAATCCAAATGCAAATGTTGAAAATAAAATAAAACTGTATATTTTAAAATATTTTATCGGTGATCCATCTTTGGGTTTATCGTATTTTTCTAATGATACTGAAATTAGTAGATTGTATATGAGTAGAAAAATATTTCCGGCTTCGTTGAACGTCGAAAGTGGTTATTGTGTAGCTAAACATGATGATTTTTCAGAATTTTTAGAACCTCGTTTTTCCTGTAATGTTATTATAAATAACCAAAACGAAGGTTTAAAAACTTTGACTGATTTATCTTCTATTTTCAGAGGAATTTTTTATTTTAAAAATGGTTTACTTAGTTTGACTTCTGATGTTTTGCAGAGTCCTGTTTATATTTTTTCTAATTCAAATGTGAAAGATGGTTTGTTTACATATGCTTCTTCAGACTTAAATACAAGTTTTTCTGTAGTTAAAGTTCCTTATTTAGATAAATATGATAAATTTAAAGATAAAATAGTTTATGTTGAAGATCAGGAATTGATAAGAAAATTTGGTATCATTGAAAAAGAGGTTTTGAGTTTTGGTACAACAAGCAGATCAGAAGCGCAAAGAATTGGTAAATGGTATTTGGCTACGGGTAAATTAGAATCTGAAGTTGTTGGTTTTTCTACAGGTATAGAAGCGACATTATTACAAATTGGAAATGTTATAAGAATATCTGATACTCTTAAAAACGCTTCTGTTATTTATGGTAAAATAATTAATTTAGATTTCAAAGATAATTATATTTATATTGATAGGGAAGTTCCTGAGAACTATTTGGGTAAAAATATAAAAATATTTTCTGTTATTAATAACAAGCCTTCTGAACTGAATTTTTCTATTTATGAAATCGATAATGCTAATTTAAGATTAAAAATCATTAGTGAAAGATATTTTTCTTGGCAGATTGTTGCGGGTATTATTAGTTCAAATAATAATAAAATTTTATCAGCCGATTCATCTTTATCAGCTGCTTGGAATAAAAAAGCATTTTCGAATCAATATTTTATAGATAATTGTCAAATTTCATTCAAAGTTGGCGATGTTTCAAGTCAAACATCAATTGGTTTATCTGAGGTAAATGATATAAATACTAGTTATACGGATATAACATATCGTTTTAGATTTAATGGTTCTGATTTTGTTATAGAAAGCAATGGTTCTAGTGTTTATTCAGCTACTGGTGTAGTGAGTATTTCAGATATTTTTAAGATAACTTATGATTCTCAGTATATAAGATATTATAGAAATAATGAGTTATTAGCTTCTACACAAAGAACAGTTGGTGATAAATTGTATGGTGTTGTTGCTTTGAATGGAGCTTACGCTTCTATTACTGATTTATATTTGACTCATTTTCCAGATAATATATATGGTCAATATTCAAAATTAAGATCAGGATCAACTTTTTCAATTTATATAAATGATACTGATTCTGAATATGATTTGTTCAAAATAATAAGTATAAATGAAGTTTCTTCAAATGAATATGCTGTTTCAGCAATGAGATATCAACAGGAAAAATTTGATATAATAGAAAAAAATCAATATATTGATAAGAATCAAAATAAAGAAAAACAAATTGTATTTTCTTCTGAGAAAAATATAAATGAACTTTTTTCTAGTTCCGAGATATCTAGTTGCCTTTCTATAAGTACAATAAATTATGTCGGTGCTGTTTCTAGAGATTTTGATTTTAGTTTTCTGATAGAAGGAGAAACATTAAATGGAGATTATTTGAATAATAAATATGAATATATGACAATTGATTTTGAATCTTTGTTTGATATTTTATTGATTTCAAGGGGTATTGCTTTTCTTTCTGGTCTAATGTGTATTATAAATAGAAATGGCAAATCTCTCACTTTCAATGTTTATAATAATAAACAACAAACTATAACAGTCTTTTTGGGTGAGACTCAATTAGGAAACGCTAGTTATAAAACTACAGTTGATTTTTATGCATTTGATTCTAACGATAAAATAATTAATGTGTAAAATAATTTATGGCTTTTATCGATAATATTGAAGTGAACTATGCTGACCCGTTCTTGATAAAGAACGTTTCATTAGTTTTTAATAATTCATTATCTTCTGCTGATTATTCTAACAATGCATCTATTTTTGGATTAAATCCAAATATAAATTTAGTTAGTGGAAATATAAAACAAGATAGTATATCTTTATCTTGGCAAATACAAAAACCAATAAACAATAATTTGCTTTCAGGAAATATTCTTGATGATGGATTTTCTGGTTTTTTGATAAATTATTATGATAGCGATAGAAATTTTATATATCAAGATCCTATTGTATTATCTACAACTAAATATTCTAAAACTGTTAATGAAATATCTGGGATATTTTCATCAATAACTGGTCAATCAAATATTGGTAATTTAAATACTTTTTTTATAGATATTGTTTCAATTAGTAAAAGCGGTCTTTTTGATACAGGTATTGCTTTGATAAATTTTGCCTCTTCTTCTCTAAATATTTCAGATATCATAATTGATACAGATACAATTATTTCTCTTGCTATAGGTGATAGAGATTCTTTAAAAAATATTGATATTTTTGTCACGCATGAAGGAAATTTTAATTTAGCTAGTGGTAATTATTTATATACAAATACATATCTATATCCAAATTTTGATTCTGTCATAATTCCAGATTTATTCAATCTTGATAATAATTCAAGCTTGCAAACAGATAATGCTGTTAGACAGCCTTATTATGTTCATATTTTACCCTATACTCATTTTTCAACAGGTCAAATAATAACATCTTCAGGTATTAAGTCGCCGTCATATGATATTGATTTATTGCCAGAAAAAATCGAAAATATTACAGGTTATGTTTTATATGAGTATGATATTTCATCAAAAGATTTATGCTTAAACGCTTTTATCAAATGGAATAAAACAACAGAAGCGCAAGATTGTAATTTTCATATTTTAGTAGAGCAAAGTGGTAAGAATAAAATAAAATATGATTACTTCTTACAAAATAGATCTTTAGAAAAGATAATATCTTTAGTTGCAGGAACTGGAACGGGTTTATTTACTACGGGTTCAATTTTTTCTAATTATGGTGCTTCTGGAATTCAATGGCCGGATCATACAATTTATGTAGATAATTTTGGATCGTATCCAACTGGTTTGTATCCACAATATAATAGTGGTTTAAATTATATAACTGAAATAAGAATACCTTCAGGTCAATCAAATAATAATGAAATATTCTTATGCTACAATTATACTGGTGATAATCAATTCCAGTTTTTGCCTTCGGGCGGATATTATAGTGAGACTATTTATACTGGAACTTATTCTGATAGTAGATATATTCCAACATACTCTATCAATAATACAGGTTTTAATAATTTTGAATCTTTTGCAACAGGTATACAAATAGCAAAAAGAATAACTGGATTTGCTGATTTTACTTATTGTACAATAGATCCAAGTTTTATATTTCCAGTAAATCAAGATAATAATTATTTTGTTAAAGTACGCGCAATTAATACTGATGAAGTTGTTTCAGAATTCTCTGATACAATATATATAACTTCAGAATATATAAATAGTATAATTGATTTATCTCCATTAAGTGGTAAAAAAGTTATTGATGGATCAGGTGTTAGTGGTTATATACCTGTGTTTTCTGATTCAGATAGTTTAACAACAGGAACGTTATATTATAGTGGTAGCAATAATCTTATATTTACCGAACTACCTAATACAACAATCACTTCAGGTTTATATTCTTTAG